ATGGCTGGTCTCCAAGATGTAGCCGGTCATTTAGGTGAAAGTGCCTTAATATATCCAAATTATAATGCGTATAGAACGAGCGTCATCCGTAATGTAAGAGGTTCAGATTTCTCAATCCCGCTCCCATCTGGTCTCACCCTTGGGGCTTCTAAGTTGCCCCTCTCAAAATTACCTCTGGAAGTAGAAATTCATTTAGCACCGGATAGTCAGTTCTTTTATTCCAGCGATGGAACGACAAATAATATTTCCAACGCCTTTTATGAATTATCAGATATTGAGCTATCTTGTGAGGTAGCCTATGATGAACCGGCTCCCGACAAGGGCGTCTTCGCCTTTAATTCTATCACCTCGTATTTCTCCACGTTAGAAAGCACAAATTCCATCATCAATTACAATTTAGGATTATCAAAAGTTCTCGGGGCATTTGTAAATTTTGTTCCCTCAAATTTTATCAATAATTTAGCCCAAGATGGATTTCTCACTTATATGCCGACCAAAGCACCCAATCTCGCGGGGACGGGTGATGGTGGCGTCGCAAGTGTTGAAACGATTTCATTTCTCCGAAACGGTCAGCGTTTCCCTTCTTCTTTTGAGGTTGATTCAGTTCGCTCATCACCAAATAATGAAACAACGGTCGCCGATAGTCAAATTATGAAAGGCTTTTTATCCTCTATAATTCCCGAAGCTCAGCACACCCGAACGACAGCTTCTCCTCTAACGGCTAACAGAAATTTCACCGGAAACCAGAACGCGGTCTCGGGTTATCGGTTCATTCCCGAGACTGGCGGTGTTTATGGTGTAGGTGTTCTTTATGATATGCTTGACAGTCAAGGTGTTGATTTTTCCAGTTCTCAATTTTCTATCCAGATGACGACGGGGCTTGATGATGGAAATCCTATCTCGGCTTATCTATTTATTAAATCAAAAGTTGTCGTAGCTTGGGACGCTCAAATGGGAGTCCAAGTTATGATGTAAAGTTTTTTTTATTTTCTATTAAATTTTTTATTATTTTTTATTTTTTATAATTTTTTATATTTAATTAATATAAATATAAAATGACTGATATGAAAAGTGATCCCGTAAGTGGCGACGCCATTCCCGATTTACTCAAAGTTGGAGCTATTCCTTCATCATACGGACAGACCCTCACAACAGATGTTATTGACCCCGTAACCTTCTCACAGCAAAGAGTGAGATTCACTCTGTCTCGTGTTGCTGGCTTCCTTCATTCTAATTCCAAAATTACATTAGCCATCACTCCTCTCACAGCAACGACTGCTTTTTATCCACTAAATATTGGTGTTTCAAATTTAATCCAATCTGCGGCTCTTAGAGTTGGAAATAAAACTGTATGTGAGATTGATGATTACACACATTTCCATCAATACCAATCCCTTTTTATTTCTAATGAAGACAATAAAGAACGCGAACAATTCCTCTCTCAAAGATGTATTAATCACGGTTGTGTTTATGAAAATTTCGGGGCGGCTGCTGACGACCAGAATCCCAATTCTGCAACAAAGATTGGGATTGATATTGGACGCAATCCAATTGTTCCAGCTAATGGAACAGCTGGTGCTTTTAAATTATTCCCTCATATGCTTCACGATGCCGCCTCCGAAACGAGGATTAGTGAAGCCCCCGTTTATTCTGTATATCTAAGCGATCTTTTCCCATTTCTCCGAGTCAATCAGCTCCCGATGTTTATGTTAAATGAGGAAGTTCATATTGATATCACTTTCACCCCCGTTACTTCGGTATTAAGTGGTGGTGCTCTGTCTCGTCGTATGTGTGTCGGTTCGGCTGACAACGCAAATGATGCTGTTGAGTATCAAATTAATGAAAATGAAGTAAAACTAATTTATGATAGCATCAGTTATGATGGGGCTGTTATGGAACAGTATCGTCAGCAGAATCCAAAATTAACTTTCTCTTATGTTGATTATAGGCTCGCAAAGAGAACCGGCGACGAGAATGCTTTCTCGGATTTAACATTCCCCCTTGGTGGAAATGGTCGTTTAGTCAATAAGGTTCTTTTTGCCTTGACACCAGCGTCAAGTGCTGACCCGAAATCACTTCTCAATAATGTTGTCGCCCGAGATGTTCCAGTTGGGAATGATGTATCGGTCAATCTGTTATATAATGATTTATTTGAGTTCAACGTTGATCGTAAAAATACGGCTCTCTTATTCCACACGACCCAGCACGCAGAAGGAAAAGTTCCTATGGTAACGAGAGATGAATACCAGACGACGGGTGTCTCGGCTTTGACCGCAGAAACTCTGGAAGGACGAGCCCAAAATTCTGTCGCCGGTCTTCGCGGTCTTATGAGATGGACGGCTATCAAGCCGAACAAGGGACAGCGTGTCAATAACAAGGGGATGGATTTAATTTACAAAGCACCGGGGCTTGGTGCTGATAATTACACCCTCCGTGCCTATCTGGAATTAGTCAAAATCGCAACAGTCCAAGATGGCGTTTTTGATTGTTATTTTGCTTAAAAAATTAAAATATATTTTATTAATATAAAATGAATTGGTTAATAAATTTTATTTGGGATTATTTTCCATCTTGTAAGGCTTGTCAAAAACACGAGAAAGAAAGAAAAGAAATATTAAAAATGATTGAGGATTTACTCAAAACACAAAATGAATGTTTAGAATATATGAAAAAATTAAAATCAAAATAAAATAAAAAAAAGTGGTTGGGCTGGAATTAGTTTTTTTTTATATAAACCACTTATCTTTATTTTTTTATTTTTTGGATTCCAGCCCAACCACTTTTTAATTCACTTTTTTTTAAGTTTATAATTTAAAATTATAATCTTTTATTATAATATAAATATGAAAATTAACAGTAAAGATTTAAAAGAAGATATAATGGAAGCTCGTCCTCAATTAAAAAGTAATACTGTCAAACAGTATGTGAATAATTTAAATAAATTAAAAAAAATATTTGATTCAGATGATTATGATTTTTTAGATAATCCCGAAAATGTAATGGATAAATTAAGCAACCTTCATTATTTATCTCAAAGGAATATGTTAAACTCAATTATTGTTTTATTATCAGCACTCAATCACGACAAAAAATACGATGATTTGATGGAAGAATACGGAAAAAAACGTGATGAATTAAATGATAAATACAGCGACGAACAGAAAAGCGGAATTATAAGTGATAAACAATCAAAGAATTTCGCAACAATTGAGGATGTATTTAAGATGATTAATCAAATGAGTGATGATTTAAAATCAATAAAAAAGAAAAATAAAGATGATATTACAAAGAAAGAAAATCAACTTCTGCAAGCCTTCACCCTTTTTAATATTTACGCGAGGATGCCGTTCCGTAATGATGTCGCGGGAATGGAAGCTATCAATCAAGCCGCCTATAAAAAATTAAGTGATTCAGAAAAGAAAGAGAAAAATTTTCTCGTAGTTCCATCAAAAGGAAATTTATATTTTGTATTAAATAAATATAAAACATCAAAAAAATATGAAGAATTAGATTTACCGATAGAAGATAAAGCATTAAGGAAAATATTAAGATATTATTTAAAAATCAACGGAATGGGAATTTTGTTTAAGACATCAACGGGGAAGCCATTAACAAGGATTGAATTATCAAAAACTTTGATTAAATATTCTCAAAAATATATGAATAAATCAATATCAACGACACTATTAAGAAAAATATATTTATCAAGTAAATATGGAAATATGAAAAAAGAATTGGAAAAAGACAACAAGGTGATGGGACATAGCAAAGAGGTCGCATTAAATACATATGTCAAGGAAGCCCAAGAATAATTATTTCTTCTCTTTTTCAGCTTTTTTTAATATTTTAACTTTCTCGGCAAATGCTTCTGAAAAGGGTTCATAAAATTTATCAAATACGGACTGAATATCATCTATTTTTTCATCTAATCCATCATCACCGATTTCTTCTGCTATTTTATCATCAAAATCAAAATATAATTTAGTCGTCTTAGCCCTTGCTCCATCCCTAAATTCTGTTCTTAGTTTTTTTAATTCATTCATAGTTATGTCTTTTTTATTAATTGATTTTTTTATTTCATCAAGTTTTTCTTTTGAGAATATATTTTTAATTCTTCTTTTGACAATTTTTTCTAAACCCGAAAAATCTTTATATTTAATTTCTTTTGCTCTTTTTTCTTCCATTACCTCCCGTAGCAATCGGTAGGGTTTATCCTTCTTTTTCTCAATAACTTTGATTTTTTTTGGATCAACTTTGGGTCTCCCGACTTTTTCTTTGGGTCTCACTTCGTCTTCCTTCTTGACTGGCTTTGATTTCTTTTTAGGTACAGCCTTTGATTTTCCCATTCCTTTTTTAGATTTCTCCACGGCTTCCTTGGTGATGGCTCTCTGTTCCTTCTTTTTCTTTTCTTCTTTCTCTGCCTTTGCCTCGGCAATTTTTTGTTTTTGTAATGCTGATTTAGGTTTCGGCTTTGTGATTTCTTTTGCTTCTTCTAATGTTACTTTGGGTCGCCTCGGTCTGTCTTTTTTAGAATCCACGATTTTTTTCATTTTATGATTAACTTTATATCCTTTATCTTCTATTAATTTGATTAAACCGTCTCTATCAGTTCCCTTGGGAATTTTGATTGAAACGAGAACATTATGAGCTCTTATAAGTTTCCTCAATTCCGCAGAAGTCATTTTATCATCTGTTTTTTTGGGCGGCATTATTCCTTTATAAGTATAAATATAAAAAAAAAAATATAATATAATTATATAAAAATGATTGTAGATAAATCCCATTCTAAAAAAGATATTATATTTTTATTTAAAAAACATAATGTTGAGATTCACAAGGAAAAAACAAAAGGTGAAATAGTAAATAAAATTGATGAATATATAACAGATTTTAAATATAATGATAATATTAAAAATTTAACTGAATTAAAGAATTATTTAAAATCAAAATCACCAAAGCAAAGACCGACAACAGATGAAAAAAACATAATTATGTTTAGATCAAAAAAGATTATTAAGTGGGCTAAGAATGATTACATATTAGATGGAACATATAAAAATTTAAATGAACCATATATGGATGTTATGGAAATTTATAAGTGGGGAGATTTATCAAGTGTTAGGCGAGCTTGTAAATTATACAATAAATCACCTCAAAAAATAAATCATATTAATCCAATAATGACAGATGAAGTCAAAGAACAAATAAAACAAAATAAAATTATTAAGAGAACGACAGAATATAAAATGACAATTAGAAGGACAACAGAAGAAAATCCAATTATAATTAATTTTGATTAAGTTGAAATATAATTTTAATTATATAATATATAATATAATGAGTATTTTATTAAATGGTGATTGTTTGGAAGAAATAAAAGAATTAGATTCTCAAAGTGTTGATTTGATATTCTGCGATTTACCTTACGGACAGACGAGCTGTAAATGGGATTGTTGTATCAATTTAAAAGAATTTTGGGAACAAATAATGAGAATTAAGAAATTAAATACTCCAATATTTTTTACAACAACGACAAAATTTGGTGTTTCATTAATTAATTCTGCCCCCAAAAAGTGTCCTTTTAGATATGACATAGTGTGGGCTAAATCGGCTTCTGCTGGATTTTTATCGGCAAAAAAGATGCCTATGAGAAAGCACGAGATGATTTATGTATTTTATGAGAAATTACCATTTTATGATTTATCAACTCATAATAAAAAATCAATTGATAAAAATCATTCTGTTGATGTTAATGATAGCACTTACGGTGGATTAAAAATTAAACAACCAAAAACAAGTGGTGCGAGGTGGGAACCACCACTTCCAAATTCAGTTGTTAAAGAAGAATTTTGTAAATATGACATTAATAAAAACGCATATGGAGGAGGAAAAGAAGGAAGAATAAAAATAAGTAAAGATAAAAAAGACCATCAACAAAAATACGACCCACCTTTACCGCATTCTTTATTGGAAATTAAATCAACAAGAGGGAAACACAGCACAGAAAAACCCATAGCCTTGATAGAATGGATTTTAAAATATTATTCCAAAGAAGGGGACGTTATATTAGACCCAACTATGGGGTCGGGTTCTTGTGGTTTAGCTTGTAAGAATATGAAAAGAAATTTCATAGGTATTGAGAAAGATAAAGAAATATATGATTCAGCTGTTGAGAGAATAGAAACATAAAAGTGGTTGGGCTGGAAGTTGTTTTTTTTTGTATAAACCATTTATCTTTATTTTTTTTATTTTTGATTTCCAGCCCAACCACTTTTTATTTATCTCGTTTTAATTGTCAAAAAAATATATTTATTATAAGTATAATAATGAATTACCAAGAATTAAAAAATAAAGATTTAAGATTCGGAAATTTAAGTGAAGCTGATATTCATTCTAAATTAGAAAGTATTTTTGGTACATTAAAAAATACAAGTGAAAATTGTGAGATGGGAAAATATTATGAATTTGATAAATATAATGATAATTTTATGATTGAAATAAAGACAAGAAAAATCAATCACAATCAATATCCAACATTAATTTTTGGAGAGAATAAATTAATAAAGGGTGATGAAATATTAAAGAATAATCCAAATATTAGAATTTTTTATTTGTGGAGATGTAATGATGGAATTTATGGATGGGAACATAGGAAAACTGAATTTTCTGTTTCTCAGATGGGGAGATATGATAGAGGGAAACAAGAGATTGATTTCTGTGTAAATATAAAGACAAAAGATATGAATGAATTAAATAATTTATTATAAAGACCAAGATCCCTCATATTTGACAAATTCTTCTATTTCTTTTTGAGACGTGAATGTCATATTCATATTTAATTTATATTTTATTTTGTTAATTAATTTTTTAATTTGTTGATACATTTATTTTTATAATATAAAATAAATATGGTTGAGAAAGTAAAAATAACTTATCAAGGGAAATCAAAAAAAGTCCCTAAAAAATATATAGGCACATTAAAAGGTAAAGAAAAAAAAGAACAAGTTAAAAGTATTATTGAGGGAAAAGATAGACCCAAAACATCAGCCAAGCCGAGAACCTCAACTTGGACTGTTAAATTCTCAAAAGAATATGGTGAGAAATTAGACAAGATGAAAGGAGGCAGAAGTAAAAAGAACATAGCAAAAATTACGGGTATTCCATTTAAAGCAATTGATGAAGTTTATAAGAAAGGAGAGGGTGCTTATAAATCATCGGGGTCAAGACCTAATCAATCGGCGGCAAGTTGGGGTCGTGGAAGATTATACGGCTATATTATGGGAAACAAAAAAGTGAGAAAAGTTGATTCAGATATAACTAAAAAATATAATGTAAAATTTAAGATAAATTAATTTTCTTTTTCTTTTTCTTATTCATAATTAAAATATTATCTTCATCAATTTGTTTTAATTTGAATAATCCAAAAAAACAAGATAGAAACATTTGATGGTCTGATTTTCTAATAGCTTGATTATTTATTTTTCTTTGATATATTAAATCACAAAATGATTTTAATGTAATTATAATTTGTTTTAATTTTAATTTTTCATTCATAGATTTTAAGATAATATAATGACCTTGATATTTATATCGTGTAAATGTTTTTTTATTTGTCAAAGGAAAAGAACTGATAAGCGTGTCGTTATAAAATAAATTTAAAGAGCCATTAGATCCTTCATATATCGTCATTTTGTCTATAAATAATATTAGATAATGTTTATTTAAATGATTTAATCCATTATTATGTCATTAATCTAATATATTGCCCCTTTTTACCCTATTTAAAGTAATAATTTTAAAATATATACCTTTAAATACCCCAAACTTGCCCCTATTTTGACATAATAACAGATTATCACCTTTATTTTGATAAAATAACAAGTATAATTTAAGATTTGCGTTTAATTCACCATTTTTTTTTTCTAAATAGAATATATAATGGATAGACAAAACTTATTTAAACAATTACCGATTATAAATATTAATAATAATATGAACTCAAAAAATAATATTCTAAATAATATTAATATGAACTTTAAAGATTTTAAAGGAGCTCCAAGCTTTAATGTTAAAATCAAAGAAATGAAAATTAACCAAAAAGAACAATTAGAAAAATTAATTACCCACTCAAAAGATAATAAAAATTATTTCTTTGAATGGACTGATTACAAATCAAATGTGAAACCATTTTATGATATTGACGTTTGGGTAGATAATAAAAAAGATTATGAAACTAACGAAACTAAAATTCGTTTTGAGGTTTGTGATATTTTAAAGGAATTATATCCAGACGGGAATCTTGTCGTTTCATCAAGCAACGGTGAAAAACAAAAAAAAGGAATTGATGGATTCGCTATTTCTTATCATATTCTTGTAAATAATTATGAATGCTCGGTGGAACAATTAAGAAAATTTAATGAAGATAATAAATTATATGATATTTATTTTAAGGATTTTCCAAAAGTAAAAATGTTTGATAAAAGTGTTTATAGAAACGGAGGAAATATGAGAGCCATCTTTTCTTATAAACCAATCGGTCTTGACCCAAGCCAAAGACAAAAAATTCCCGTTAATAATAAAGACGATTATCAATTAACAAATCATATCATCCAAAGCTCACCATTCACAAATAAAGAATTCCGTGAATTACCTTCTCCGGCTTCATCCCCGCCAGCTTCTCCAAATGGTACAGATGAAGAAGAAGAGGAACATATTGAATTTACTATCCAAACAATTGTAAATAATTATGATATCAAAGAATTAAAAGATATTTTAAATATTCTTGGAAATGATTGTTATGAATATGAAACATTTATCAAAATCGGGATGGCTCTCAATAATATCACACAAGCCGATGATATCGGTAAGGGATTATTTATTGATTGGGCTAAAAAAGATGAAGATAATTTTGATTTAAATTTTATTAATACTAATTGGAAATATTGGGAAAAACAAAAAAAAGAAAAGAAACTTGGGATGACATTCCTTAAAAAATTAAAAGAAAAATATGAGCCTAAAAATAAAAAAACATTACAAGCGATATTTTTATCATCATTAAAGAATCCAGAAAATGGTG